ACAAACAATGCGGCAGATTGGGATTTACAGATTACAACCAGAGAAGCCGGCACAATCGAAACAATAACAATAGACAGAACAATAGACACAGACAGTACTACTACGTCTTACTCTATCTTCTCTCAATAACTGCACCAGCATTTGCAGAAGGAGAGACACATAACAACAGTAATCCTGTAGCTGCTGCTACTGGTAATGTAACGAACCAAGCTGTACAGTTTCAGAATAACGGAGCACAAAGTCGTCAGTTTTTTGGTCCTAATATAAGTTGTAATGGCAGCACGATGACATTTCAACCTTTTTATATGGGTAATCATACTAAACCACTTGATGAGTTTATGCAGCCTACAAGTTACACACTAGCAGAAAACTGGGGATTCCAAATTAATTTTATGGTTCCTCTGGATAAGTCAGGATATAAACAATGCAAAGAAATGGCAAAACGCCAAGAAGAAAAGATGCGGCTGGAGTATGAGCTTACTCGAGCCCATAAATGTGCGGAGCTAATGCAAAAAGGTTTTATGATTCGGCCTAATACGCCTATGGCTAAATTATGTCAGGATATAGTACCAATAGTAAAAGTAGATCCGCCAAAGAAAAAGAAAAAACTAGGACTATTTTAAATGAGCACCCTATCAAAACAAAGAGAAGCAAGAGAAGCTGCTGAAAAAGCTAAAGCTAAAAAAGCTAAGAAAACCACTACAACCACTAAATAATCATGCTAGCACTATTAAAACCAATCGTATTAACTGCACTAAAGAGTGACAAATTTAAACAGTTTGTTGTCGACCTACTCGAAAAACTTGTAGAACAAACAGATAACGAACTGGATGATAAAGCACTAGCTATAGTTAAAAAAGGATTAGACATTAAATAATGGATGAACTAAAGAAACTACCCAAAAAAGCAACCGAAGAGAGTTTTAACGAGCTACACTATCTTGTTACAGAGGACTTTCTACGTAGAATAAAAAGCGGAGAAGCGACTACACAAGATCTAAAAGCAGCTTGCGATTGGCTAAAAACCAACGACATTACAGGTGTTGCTTTTGATGGTAGTCCTTTAGACAAATTAAACAAACTTCTACCTACAGTTGACGCTTCACTTGTAAAAAGGAGAGTGTATGGCAAGTAAAACTTCTACATATTACAAGAAGAATCCAAAAGCTGCTGCAAAACGACGTAAACAGCAGCGAAAATACAACAAAACTAAAAAAGGTCTAGCAATTAGAGTCAATGCAAACAAACTTAATAGAAAACTTGGTACTTATGGAAACCGTGACGGCCTCGATGCCGCACATTATAAGGGTAGCAAGACCAAGGGCAGAAAACAAAAGCCCTCTATTAACAGACGTAGCAGACTTAAAATTAGAAAATGACCCCATTACTACCTAACCCTGATTACTATTTACACAATTTAATAACCATGACAAGTTCAGAATCAAGAAGGCTCTGGAGAAGAGCTATCAAAGAGCACTTCAATTGTCAATGCGTTTATTGCGGAAAATCTTATGAATTACACAAACTTACAATCGACCATGTACGGCCTAAGAGCAAGGGTGGTCAAAGCATTACGAGGAATGTTGTACCCTCGTGTACCAGATGCAATCAGGCGAAAGGTAGCACTTACTGGCTTGACTGGATGAGGTCGACATTCGGCATAACAGATCGAGAGCACACAATTTTATCACATATAAATTAAATGACAAAAGTTAATAATGTGTATCGTAGAGGATATGATACTGCTAAAGAAAATTTAAGAGTATTTCATCAAGAACTAAAAGCGTTATATGCACATACAAATCTTGATAATAGACAAGCTGCCTTTGTTAAACTTAAAGAAAAGTATGGACCACTTGATAAATATCAACAACGTCAGGAAGCCAATCTAAATAGAGCAAAAACAGCTTTGACTTCAAAGTATATGACTGAGGATGGATACACAGGATTCTCATTTTCAAACGACTATAATGCTGACAATCCGTTTATGAGTACTAATAAGTTTTATGATAAAACACTTGATTTAAACAGTAAATATAATATAGATATAAGAAAAAGAGACAATATTACTTTAGAAGAAGATCAAGAAACTTTAGATCGTCTTGAATCTAAAAATATGTTTACTACAAGTGTTCATACTGATGCTTGGGGTAGAGATTATGACCATCCAGACTTTGGAATAAACCCGTCTAATATTAATAGAACTACACAACCAGTTGCAACTTCTAATAATAATAATAAAGGAGAAGTTGTAAATGAAGGAGAAGTTGTAAGTGATATAAATACAACAGCTCCTCTAGGTGCAAAAGACGGAGATAAACTTGCTCTTAATACTAATAACAAAAAAGCTCCTTTTAATGAAACATGGAACTCAGATCAAGACGTTAATGCTAATAGAATCTACGATGATGCAGGCAATACTACGCCTAACAGAGAACAATTAATGTCTAGCTTTACTCAAGAGATTAGAGATAATCCAAGCACTATTCAACAAGGTTTAATAGATTCTGGGTTTACTCCTGAGCGTTTAGCTGGATTAAAGATTAAACATAAAGAATGGAAAGAAAACAGAAAAAATAGGAAAACACTATTTGCTGGTAAGAGATAATGGAATCTAATATCGGAAGAAAAGACCTAGATTTACAAGATGATGTAGGATTAAAAAACCGGTTATTGGGTGCAACAACTGAAATAGGTGCTGGTATAGGTACTGATTTCTTAACAGCAGGCTTACTTAATCCAGTTACTCTTAAGGGTACTGCTGGGTTAAGTGCAGTTGCTTATGCTGGTATTAACGGATTTCAAGGTGCATATACTAATTATATGGTACAGAAACACCTATATGGTGCAGAAAATGTTAACTGGGGAGAAATACTATCTAGTGGAGCATTAAGTGCTATTCCTTTCATGAATTTAAAAGCTGGAAAGAATGTAGCTAACATAGTAGGCGATGCTAACACTGTTAGACGTGGTCTTGTCGGAGGTGCAGGCTTTGGTCTTGCTGGTGAACAGTTACGTGTAGGTATTGACGAACAAAGACTCTTAAATCCTACTGAAGCTGTTTTCTCAGCAGGGGTTGGTGGAGTCCTCGGTGGAGGCTTTACAGCAGCTGGGAAACGAGTAAATAAAGTAATTTCTGATAGAAACTATAGAAAAACATATCTAAATAATAATCTATCACCGGCAGACGCTGCTAAAGTAATGCCAAGACAGGGGTTACAGGAGAATGATCTCTTAAGAGGTAAGTTACTTATGTCACTTGATCAACCTAACATTCCCCAAGTAGGTACATCAGAGTTTAATCGTTTATATGTAGAACCTACTATTGTTGAAAGTGCTAATATGTTTAAGGTTTTGCTTGATAATCATTATGTTCAAGGTGGTATGAGTCCTACAACTGGTAGACGTTTTGACTGGAAGGGTTTTGCTCGTAAACGTGCAAATAACCAGCGAAGTGTAGCAACTAAGATATCAACAGTACCTTATTATAAGATACCTAAAGCTTGGGAAGCTATTAGAGCTGAAGAAATGCGAAAGTGGAATATAACATTTGGACCGGCTATGAAGAACTTTAAAGTACTTGATGAAGCTGGAAATTTAGTACCACAAGAAATAGTAGCAAGACGAATAAACTTAGATCATACATTTACGTTAGTTCAATCAGTAGGTATGCTAAATAACACCAGACTTGGTGGACCTATGTATAATCGTATCATGAAACGAGTTTTAGAAAGAGGTTATCAAACTGGAGATACACTAGAAAATCTAGGCATGGCAGATCCTTTTTCACATGCTAAAAAAACAACATTTTTTAATAAAATAGCTGGAGAATCTGGTGAAAAATGGTGGAATGGTCAACATCGAGATACTGGCTATACTAGATATGAATGGATGGAAGGAAAGGCTAGACGTGTAGTAAACGGTAAGAAAAAAATGGTTGATATCTGGGACGCTAAAGTACGCCGTGAAAAACATGTAAAAGGTACAGGTGCAGCAGCTGATGGTCATATGGAAGTTATAGAAGACTGGGTTAACATGATTGATGAAGGAGATAAGATCCTAAAGTCAGGAAAGAATTTTTTTGAAGCCAACGAGACAGAACTAGATCCATTTGAAGTAGGTCAACTACTAGCTGAAGTAGATATTAATGAATGGTCTGTACCAAAATTAAAACAATTAATAAATGATGCAGCTAAAAAAGGTTTAGGTATACCATTTCCTAAAAAAACTGAAAGACAAAAAATTGCAACTGTTAAGAAAGTCAGTCCATTTCTACATGATAAACTAACAAACGCTAGAAAAGATAAAGAAATAATAATGGCTTTAATTTTTACTGATAAGACAGGGAACGATTTAAAAAAAGAAGTAACTAAAGTTTTAAAAGATCAATCAAGCCCTACAGAGTTTTACCGACAATTAACGTTAGCATTAGACGCAGCTAAACCAGTGTTAACACGAGAACAAGAGGCAATAGCTACCTCTAAACTTAATAGGATTAGACAAATAATTTATAGTGATCCTACTTTACGTAGTAGTTATTATTTAGGTGAAGGCGGTGGAGCCGGTGGAGCATTGGATGATATATAATGAATAATACTCTAACTTTATTACGACAAGACTTTAAAATGTTTTTACAGGCACTCTGGCATGAGCTAGGGTTGCCTGCACCTACGAGGGCACAATATGCGATTGCTGATTACTTGCAGAGTGGTCCCAAGCGACTACAAATACAGGCGTTTCGGGGAGTTGGCAAGAGCTGGATTACTGGTGCTTTTGTTTTATGGACTTTATTTAATGACCCCGAAAGAAAAATAATGATTATCTCTGCCTCTAAGGAGAGGGCAGATAACATGTCGATCTTCTTGCAAAAACTAATTATTGAGACACCATGGCTAAACTTTCTAAGACCGAAATCGGACGACTCTCGTTGGAGTCGCATCAGCTTCGACGTCAACTGTTCACCGCACCAAGCCCCGAGCGTAAAGTCGGTGGGCATCACTGGACAGCTAACAGGAAGCAGAGCCGATCTCATGATTTTAGACGATGTCGAGGTTCCGGGCAATTCTATGACGGAGCTTATGCGTGAGAAACTTCTTCAGTTATGTACCGAAGCCGAGTCAATCCTCACGCCGAAAAGTGACAGCCGTATTATGTATCTCGGGACTCCTCAGACTACTTTTACTATTTATCGTAAGCTGGCAGAGCGTTCGTATCGTCCCTTGGTTTGGCCCGCCAGATACCCAAGAGGAACAAATATTACCCAGTACGAAGGACTTTTAGCACCTGAGTTACAGGCTGATATAGATGAAGGAGCAGAAGAATGGACTCCTACAGACAACAGATTCACAGATGACGACTTACTTGAAAGAGAAGCATCTATGGGTCGAAGCAACTATATGTTGCAATTCCAATTAGATACAAGTTTAAGTGATGCGGAAAAGTTCCCTCTTAAAATGGCTGACCTTGTGGTTACTAGCGTCAATCCTACTACTGCTCCTGATAATGT